TAAAAAGTAATTATGATGCTGCGTTAAAACAATTAACAATTGATCTTAAAGAATACAGAGTTGAATATGCAAAAACTTTTGTGTTTGAACAATTACTAAAAGCTAAAATAATGGAGGGTAAATAATGCCAATTAATTGGAGTACAGGTATAATAAAAAAAGTTAGAAAACTTGCAAATAAACATTCTGTTAGTATGGATAAATTTTCAGATACTGATATAAAAGAGTTTTTAACTATATTTAATAAAGCAATGGAAAAAGTAACAGAGAGGAAAAATAAATAATGAAAATAACTAAAAAAATAAACAAAAGAATTGAACACGTTCAAAAAGGTTTAAAAGCAGATCCTTTAAGAGAAAAACGACCTCTTAAAGAATTTGCAGAATTAGCTAATCTTATTGGTGAACAATTTGATGATGATAATACTTTTACAATTAAACAAGAACAATTATGCTTAACCCAAATATAATTCAAATGAAAAATAAACAAAAAGAGCTACCACCACCACCGCCTATATTTGACAAAAACGAGTTAATTGTTAATATTAATAACAAACTGGCGGAAAACTTAAGCGGTCCAATATCTGTTAAATTAATAGATTTAAAAAATCCTAGACGGACTTGGATTACTTATGAATATCATTTAGATATTATATATAAAATAAATGATAAACAATATACAATGCTTCCGAATAACTTTTATGACGAAGCTAACTACCCTTTATGCTTTAAAGATCAATTGTATAATAGGTTAGCAAGAATACAGCAATCAATTAACAATGGAGAATAAATGAGTGAAAATATGAAACTTACGTTATTTGCAATTATTATTGTGATATTAGGAAATGGAGTAGCTAATTATGTTGGATAATTATATTGTGTTTGTAGCATGTTTAGTATTTGTATTATTAACAAAACCAATTATAGGATAATAAATGCACGATGGAATAGAAGCAATAATGGAACAAAGATCAATCTTTAAAAAAGAAATGAATAAACAACGTAAACCTAAGCCGCCTAAACTTGACGCTGCCTTTAGAAATAAAATAGCAAATTATTTAATAGCAGATCAAATGAATCAAGAGCCAACAAGTCATCAAGTTGCCCTAAAAGCAGCTGAATTAATTAATGCCATTGTATCGTCTGATGAAAAAAATGTATTTGCCATTAATGTAATACTTGAAAATCAAATTAAAATATATAGGAGATAACATGGTTGAAATGCCAATCTGGATGCTAGGGTTATTAATATTTGCAATATTTATTTTGTTTTCGATGTTATTAGAAAATAACAGAAAAATAAAAAATATAAATTTGCAAACTATTATTAACTCTCAATTAATAAGTAAATCGTTTGAAGAAATTGCAATAGATATGGATGCTTTAAATGATGTAATACGTAAGCTTGATACAGAATATGAATATAAAAAAAGTAAACTATCTGAAACTGATTGTTGATAATACAAATGCAGGCAAAATAAAAGACTTGATTGCAAAACAAAAGAAATTAATAAACGGTAAAATTCAACTACAAGGAGAACAAAAAATTATTAAAAAGTTGTTAAAAGACTACGAAGATCATATAATATTGTTAGAAAATAAAATTAATAAATATAGGAGGAATAATAATGTTAACAGAAACATTAAGTAAACTTGAAACACTAGGTCCTGTTGGTATTAAAATACGTACAATTATGACTGAGCGTTATGACTTTTTAAATAAAGAAAGTAATGGCCCTTTAAAATCAGGTATTGTACGAATGATTGATAAACACAAAATAGATTACAATATCATGATTCAATTATCTTATGCAATTGTTGCAACAGGTACAACTGAAGGACAAAATTTAATTCAGTTAGCAATTGCTATTGGTAATAGAGTACGTAATTATTATAAATTACCTACAAAAGCTGAGTTAGATCTTAGGTTAGGTGTATTTGTGTTAAACGCTTATGCTTTAAATAATATGATAATAATAAAATTAGTTAATGATTTTAAATCTTTTAATAAAGCAAAAACCGTTTACAAAGTATATGCTGGATATAATAGATCTGATATGCGTAAATTGTTAAAAGAGTTTAATGAAGTGCAAGATCCGTTTAAGCCTTTACTAACTGTTGCACCAAAATGGGAATATGGTACAGTTATTAATCCAAACGGTGAAAGTATTAAATTAATTAAACAAAGCAAATCTGATACAATTGCACAAATTAATATACACAATACTCCAATTGTATTATCAGCCGTTAATAAAAAACAAAGCATTGCGTATTTTGTAAACCCAAAAGTTTATAATGTTTATAAATGGGCACTACAAACTAATCAACCTTGTTTTGAGCATAATGCAGTTGATACTATTGCTAAAGAAAGAAAAGAAGCTAAAAAATTTGAAGCGTTACAAGTTTTAAAAGCTGCTTCTCCTTTTGTTGGCAAAAAGTTTTATCAACAATATCAAGCTGATAACAGGGGTAGACTGTATCCTTTATCTGCATATTTAAATGAATTAAACTCAGATAATGCTAAAGGAATGCTGTCTTTTTATGAAGGCAAACCATTAGGTGAGTATGGTTTAAATGAGTTGTATCATCATATTGCTAATATGTGGGGTGAAGATAAGCTGCCACATAAAGACAAAGTTAAATTTGTAGAAAATAATTATTATGACTTTGTAAAATATGGTAAAGATCCAGCTTCTGCTAAAGGTTGGATGGAAGCTGAAGAGCCTTTTCAATTTTTATCTGCTGTTATAGAATTAGCTGAACTAGATGCACATTTTGTTGCAAATGGTACTGTGAAAGATTTTATATCACATACAATTTGTTATAGAGATGGCTCAAATAATGGACTACAATGGTTATTTAGTTTAGTTAAAGATGATAAAAATGGCCATTTAGTAAATATTAAACCAACTACTGATAGCAAACCTGGTGATATGTATAACCATGTTGCCGTTTCTGTAAAAGATATAATGCATAATAAAGCTAAAGAAGAAGATAATTTATCTTTAGATTATTATAATTTATACTTTAAGTCTATTGAAAAAATCCGAAATAGATGGAGAGTTGCAGAATTAAATAACGATAAGAATGCTGAAAATAAAAAGCGTTTAATTAAATGGTATCAAAAAAGATATCGAACTGAACTTAAATTAACCGATATTATTTATTGGGATAAAGCTAAGTTTACAATAAAAGAATGGCGTAAGATTGTTAAAAGAAATGTAATGACTTACGGTTATTCTGCGACTAAACAAGGTATGGGTGAACAAATTATTCAAGATACAAGAGATATAGATAATGTATATTTGAGTAATAAACAACACTCAGCGGCAAGAGCATTAGGATCTTTAGTTTATACAACAATTGAAACTGAATTTCCTGAAGTTGCTGCGGCAATGAAACTATTTAAAGATAATTGTGCTGCTTATATGAAAAAACATAATAAGCAATACTCACATAAAACTTTAATTAGTAATTTTCCATTTACCCAACATTATGTAAAATATAAAAGCACAAGAGTAAAATTAACTGATGGTTTATATATTATTAATAATGATAAATCATTTAAGTGGGTTAACAGAGTTGATTTTGTAATTAAAAGCGAATTGCCAATAATTAATATAGCTAAAGCTAAAGCAGCTATATCACCAAACTCAATTCATAATCTTGATAGTTTACATTTAATGCTGGTTATTGATGAATGTGATTTTGATATTGTTTCAGCACATGATTCTTATGGAGCTCATGCTTGTAATGTTAATACTATGCAAAAAGTAATTCGTAGTCAATTTAAACGTATAATTGATGCTAATCCTTTGCAGCATAACTTAAATGAAACAGGTAATTTAGTACCAATGATAAAACAAGGGCAACTAAATAGTTCAGAAATATTAAACTCTGAATTTGCTTTTGCATAACAATAGGAGAAAAAATGGATAAATACATATATAAGACATTAGAAAAAATTGGAGAGGGAACCGAAAAGCTATATTGGTTTTGCTCTAATAATAAACAAGAAGTAACCTGGTTTGCGTTAGGTTTTATAACTTGTGTATTAATCAATTTAATAATTTAAATAAAGGAGAGATATGAGTAACTTTACAATTTTTGTAAAAAATAATGACATAGATAAAGCAATACGAAAAATGAAAAATAAAACAGCTAAATTAGGAGTATTAAAAACCTATCGATCGCGCTCAAGATATGAAAAGCCTTCCGATAAGCGAATACGAGTAATGAAGGCTAATATTATAAATACTAAACTTAAAAAACGTAAACGAGAAAAAGATCTATAAATGGACTTAATTATATTAAGCAATGAGCTATGGCATTTAATACCTGCAACACCAGCCATGTTTGAGGGTGTGACAAAGCCTGAAATTGTGGATTGTTTTAGCTTATGTGATATACTTAGAGATAAGCTCACAACTTATTTTGATACTGAAAATAAATATATAATGAATGATAAAAGCGGCTTATTTTTCGGCTGCATTTGTCAATAATTTGTGTGTGGTTTAGCTTAAATCGGCTTAAGTTAAGCCACATATAAAAAGACACCCTTACAGACCACAGATCGAAATACGATATGTAAATAGGAGAATGAACAATGCCGCGAGGTGGATACAGGCCTAACGCAGGCCGGCCAAAACAAACAAGTGAAGAAAAGCTAATTAATAAGCAGCTTTCCACGATTGATAAGCTAAAAAAGCTTAAATTAGATCCTATTGATATATTAAATAAAGAATTAAAAGCCTTAAAAGGTAAAGAAGATACAAAGTCACAAAATTTACGAGTTCGAATAGCTGAAAAGTTATTAGAATACGGCTACTCAAAACAACCAACTTCATTGCATACATCTGGAACATCAAACATGCCTGTTTTAACGATTGTCCAAAAAAGCCAGAACGATGCTGAAAAGGTTGTTAGACCTATAATTGAAGAAATTCCTGCTGAGAATACCAATGAAAACAAAACTTCAGAAACAAACTAAGTCAGTTTATAATGTGTATATCACATACTACACAGACGGAAGTTTTTATATTGGATTTACCAGTAAAACTGGAAAAGCACTGGAATCTTATTTTGGTAGTAATACTATCAAAGATAAGTTGGTAGACCATAAACAAATTGTTTTTACTTCAACAAGTAAAGCAACTGCAAAACTCTTTGAACTTTTGCTCCAATTATCCGCAATGGATTCCCCGAAGTGTGTGAATGACATGTTAAACGTTCGGGTTAGAGCTAGTCATATGAGAGGTTTACCTAAATTTAATATAACTTTTGAAAATAACAAATTTAATATACAGGATAATTAATAAATGAATATTGATAAATTAAAAGACCAATTAAAAATTGATGAAGGTGTAAAATATGAAATTTATAATGATCATCTAGGCTATGCAACTTTTGGTATTGGTCATTTAATAACTGCTTCAGATCCTGAATATGGAATGCCTGTTGGCACACCTGTTAGTGAAGAAAGAGTAAATGAAGTATTTAAATTAGATGTTGAAAAATTTATTAGCGAAACAGAAAAAGTGTTTCCTAAATTAACAGAATTACCTGATACTATTCAATTAGTTTTAGTTAATATGTGTTTTAATTTAGGTGCGCCAAGATTAAGTAAATTTCATAAATTTATTGCTGCTATAAATAATAGCGAATGGATTGAAGCTGCCGTTGAAATGATGGACAGCAGATGGGCTAGCCAAGTTGGCGCAAGAGCTGAAAGATTAAAACAAATAGTTTTAGATCAACATGATTATGAACACACAAATAAATCATTAAATATATATTCTAAATATAGTAAATAATAAAAATAAAATGAATAATAATACATACGAAGTAAGTTTATTTCCTTTTCAACAAGAGGTATTCGAGCACAATGCAAGATTTAAAATTGTAGCAGCTGGAAGACGAACTGGAAAAAGCTATTTAGCTTGTGTTATGGCATACAATCATTGTTTAGAAAAGCCAAAACAAAGAGCAATTTTAATTGGCCCTACTGTGTCTATGATTAGAGAAAGTATGTGGGCAACATTAAAATCTTTAGTATTGCCTGCTCATATTGAAGGTTTGCCAC